GAACTGATAGGTTTAAATCCTGGTTTATATTCACCTTTTATAAAATCATAGTTTTCTGAGTTTCTAATTGTAGCGTCACCATCTTGGTTCTTTATTCTTTCATTCTTTTGAAACTCTGAACTGATTGTTGGTGCATTACCATCATCAAATGCGTCCATAGGCATTTCTGAATTAGTAAATTTTTCTGCTTCTGCTAACTTCTCTGCCTTCTCTTTTGGTGTTTCATCTCCTCCACCTATAAGACTAAATGGCCATATTGATTTTAACTTCTTAAACAAAGCAATAACACCTACAATAGCAGCAGTGATACCTATAAATGCTATAATGATAGGTAATAATGTTCTACTCATAAATGCAAATATCTTTGTCAAACTTCCTAATGGTTTGAATAAACCTGCAAATGATCTACCCAACATCATAGTTTGATCTTTTAATTGATTGAATGCTTCCATTGGCGCCATCAATGTTTGTCCAAACGTTGCAGTGATTGGTCTTAATATCTCTGGTCCAGATTCACCTCTTAAAAATCTACCTGCGCCTTGAAGAATTCCACCACGTTCATCACCCTCGCCTTGTTGACCTGTTAAATCTTGTCGTCTTTCTTCTAAAAGCTCTTTGCTTTCTGTTATCTTCTCTTGTTTAGAGATGATACTTTCTGACTGTCTCTTTGTCAGTTTTTCTTCTCTTAATAGTTTTTCTCTATCTTTTATAAACTGTTTCTCTACATCTCGTTGTAATTTCTCATCTCTCTCAAGCTTTTTAACTTCTTCTTTGTATTGTCTATTAGTCAATACTCTGATTTCTAATTCTTTCTTTTGTTGATTTTCAACAACTTTGGTTTGTATACCTTTTTCTCTTAATATTTCTCGTTCTTTGTTAACAGCTAATATGTTTTCTTTTCTTGCCTCAAATGCTTTTCTTAATCTATCAAAATTATTACCTAGTCGTTGACTAAATTGAAATAGATTTATACCAGTCTTATCTACTATTTTTTGTAATCTGTCAAGTGCATTTTCGTAATTCTTGTCAGAACCTTTAGCAAAGGTTTCAGATATTTCTTGTAACTCATTTGTAATATTAGGTATAGCAGATAACATTGATGTAGATACTGTCTTCTCAGCTGCAGCAGTTATAGATGTGCCTATACTTGTAAAATATTTACCTAAATCTAAATCAGATATTTTAGCATTTAATGCATCACGGAATGTTTTAAAAAACTCTTTTTTCTGTTCTTCATCCATTACGTTCTTAGCATTAACCTGTTCCGGTTGTACCGTAACTTCTAAATCTTTATCTAAATCTGAAACCTTAGCCATTTATTAATCTTTGTTTTTAACTTTTGATGGTTTACCATTAACATATATTGCAAACCAACCAGCGCCTGCGCCAACTACTACTGACACTAACCCTGCTTGTGCGTTGTTAGGATTCTCTAACATCATAAACCAATTGATTACATCTAAAAATGCCCAAGCATAAGCGACCATTAATAGACGTGGTACTAATCTCCAGTTTGACATCAATTCAGGTATCTCTACCTCAATAAAATGCCATAATTGTTTTATACCATATTTTATACCAGACCAACCTGATCCGAATAAGTTTTTAATTCTTTGTATCATTTATTAGCGTTCCTTCTCTTTTCGTTTTCTTCTTTTATATAATTTATTAACATATTGACATATATGTCCCTTTCCCAAGGTATCATATTCTCAAGCTCGCTTAAACTATATTTATGATGTTGCACAAGGGCAAAATTGGTTTCAAATATGGCCTCTAGGGAATTGTGTGAGAGGCTTACCCGAAAAAATCTTGTAACCCTTGCAGGGTCACTGTACTCTTTACCTTTGTGTTAGGATTTTCTACCTCTATCACTTGTTTTAATTTTGGCATTGTATCAAAAAATTTCTTTATTTTTACAAAACTATCCTGTGTCATAGTTTCAACAAATTCTTTGATTTCTTCTGGTGTAGTATCTTTTGCTGGGTATATCTTATCGCCTTCAAATATATGGTCCACACAATCTATCAACACTGTAAATACGTTATCTACATCATTTGTGTTAATGTCTTTCCCTACTGTGTAATTCTTAAGCGTTGGATATCTCAACACCATACCTAGTTTTCTACTTTCGTCTACCACAATTTTATTTGTGTGGTTTTCTTCCACATGCACTTCTACTTTAGATAAGTCAACTTTTACATCTGCATATGTTTTATTGTCATCTGGACAAATAACCTTGAAATCAGCAACTTCACCCACAGATTTGGCACGAATATTTAAAAACAAATATTCTATATCAAATAAAGGTAAACTGTCTACGTTCAATGTGTTAAATGTACAAGCGTTTATGATCTCTTTTACTGCATTGACCATCTCTGCATTGTTTTTGGATTCCATTGCAACAAATAAAATTTTTTCTTCTTTGACTAAAAAAGGTCTAAACTTAACTTTTTTATCTTCAGAAGGTAATGTCAATTCATAAGTTGGCACATCCACTTTTGGTAATGTCATTATAACTCCTTATTATATATTTAGAGGTGGGAAGTTAGGGAATGGTGGAAATACTCTTCCACCAGTAATGCCACCAATAGGTAATCTTCGTTTGATACCTTGTAACACTTCTGTTCCAGCTCTTCTTAACTCTGGTGGTAGTTTACCGAGTAAACCACCAAAAGGACCACCACCACTTTTCACTGTTACATCTCTAAAGTTTGGTGTTCCTAATTCTACTTCTCCTGCTTTATCAATAAAGTAATTAACCCAATTTCTATATTCAAACGATACACTAAAAGTTTGTATCTCGTTTGCCGTATGAGCATAATCTACTTTACTAATAATTTTAGGAAAACAATCAAACAATTTAACTCCATAGGTTACATCATCTCTTTCGTTTCTACTCTCAAAACTACCTAACTGAAATATATTCATATCAGATACATAATTGTCATAGAAATTAAAGTTATGTGTAGTATTACTGTATGCAGCATTCTGCCACATCTCAAAATAACTACGTTCTCTCATAAACTTATCTGCATAAAACGTGGCATCTATACTTGTTGCCTTGTAATCATATGCAAATCTTCTTGGAGGACCATTGTGTTTGATTTCTTTGGTCTGAATTTCTTTCTCTGGCATAGATATAGAATTACAAAATGCTTGTACTCGTCTAGCATTAGCCATTTGTACAGCATTCATCTCGCCTTGTTGTTTGAATGCCATTTGTTGTTCTACAGATGTACCACTTACTTCATTGTTCTCATCACCAGCATTTACACCTGTTATTGGAATACTTTTTGGTAAGTAAAACTCAACATAGTATCTTGCCTTACGTGCAAATCCCTCACTCTCATTAACCATAGCTTGAAATCTACCCATTGTAGTTTCAGGATTACCACCAGCTCGTTGTTTAAATCGTGCATCGTTATTGACATTATCTAAGCTTCTATCTCTAGGTAAACCTATTCTAATATCAAAACCACCAATTCTTTTACCACCTCTTAATATTGCCATTACTCCATTGCCTCTCTGGTTTGTCTATAAACACTTTGTGCAGATGCTTTTTGAAACCTTTGTACAGGTAGATATATTGCATATGCCGCTTGTGTTAAATCTACTTTTAAGAACCTTGACCTAACGTGGTTAAACAGATACTTTTTTATTATTGGTTTGACCTCTGGTATATTCTTCACTCTACTTAAATTTACGTTCAATAGTGTTTTGTTATCAATACGTCTTTTATTTTTAAAACTTTCTAATCTTTCTAATAATCTAAATCGTTGTAATGGTGCTAGATAATGAAAGTTTATTCCAGCAAACCCACCAGGTATAACATCTAAAGGTAATACTAATGGATATATGTCATAATAAGGTAAAGTCTTTTTATACTTTGGGTCATAATAAAATAAGTTCAATAATCCAATGTTTGGTCTATTAGTTAGTATACCATCTTGCATCATTTTGTTTGCAGTTACTCTGGTACCTAGTTTCCGAACAGTGTTTCTATACCATTCAGCTGATCTATCTATACCACCATCTCTAGTGTTAATTCTATCTAATATATTGGCCATTGTATATATTTATACATAAAAAAAGGGATGCCCATTGCTGGACACCCCTTAAAGTAAATGTAATTTGAGAGAGATTACTCGTCTTCAGCTAATTTACTAAAATAAGACAACGTATCGTCATCATCATCGCTAGCCGAAGGAGCACTTACAGGTTTACTTTTAACTGAACCGTTGGTTTGAGGAGGGAGGTCTACATTTTCCACCGTTTCAGCTTTTCTAGTACCTGAAATAACCCTAATCAGTTTCTCTTTGAGTTCATCATAGGTTTTAAAATTATCAGGTGCCAAGAAAGGTTTTAGAGCATACTGTTTTTCCCAAATAGTTTTGATAGCGTCATCACTATCAGCAACTTTTGCTACAGCTTCAAACTCAGATTTGTCATAATTCCAATATCCATCAACTTTTCTGATTTTTAATTTAAAGTTTGCACCTTCCCAAAAATCAAATGGGTTGATAGCCTTCTCATCATCAAATGCAGGACTCATTTTCTCAGCAATCTTATCAAATATCTTTTTACCGAATTTGAATAATTTTACTTGTCCCTCATTTTGAGGATTTTTAGGATCACTAACCACTAGTATGTTTGCAAAGTAAGATAGTTTTCTTTTTCTCTTTCTAGCAATCTCTTTGTCAGATTCAACACCAGTATTCCATAGTCTAGTATTTTCTTCTGACACAGGGTCTTTTTGATTTAAAGTTGTTAGTGAGTTTTCTATATACCAACCACCTGTTCCTTGGAATGCGTGTGACCATACTCTAGTCCACGGCATATCTTCGCCAGAAACTGCAGGTAAAAATCTAATAACAGCATAGCCATTACCAGTTTTATCTAACTCTGGTTTCCAGATTCTTTCGTCAGTATATTTGTCTTTGGATTGATTGTCGTTGTTATCTAATTTTGATTCTATTGCTTTGGTAAGTTTCTCAAAATTACTTCTGCTTGTTTTTAATGTTTCAAAGTCCATATTCGTATTCTCCTTGTATTATTGTATTTGTGTTACCTGTATAATCGGTATCATTATTATTTATAAGAGTAAAAGGTTCTATTTTTGATTTTCTTTCCACTTCTTATGATCTTTAGCCCACTCCTCAGCTGATATACAAGGTTTAGGTAATGATTTTTTTATCATATATTCCCTAGTTCTGGCACTTGTTTTATCAATCCAATTTAGTAAACTGTATATTATTCCGTCAAACATATCTCATTATACTACATCTGACACAATCTGTCAAGTGCATTTCGGTTTATATACTTCAAGTTCTTTACTTCGTTCCATTCTTCTATAGGTGTATTCATTTTATCTCTACCATCATTAAATTCATTGACTTTATAGAACATTATATCTGGATTCCAATTCATCAAATCACGCCATTGTCTAATCCAATTAACGCATGGAGTAGGACTATGTTCTTCGTGTACATAATATTGTGAACCAGCATATAAATTATTTACTTTATTAGTACCACTGTATAAATCGTGGCCTACCATATAAATCTCTTTTGGTTTTTCTCTTTTGACAGCAATGAAACCTGATGTAGGTCCAGCAGACCAACCATAGTCGTGGCTTATACCATCTGGTTTACACATAAGTTCTTTTAAGTCTTTTACTTTATCATCTGATCTAGTCCAACTAACACATAGAGATGCATGGTTTACTTTTTTTTCTTTTATGTACTTTTCACCTTTTGTTTTAGTTAGAACATTTATTATGCCTTTAATCTGTGCGCCGTGCATAACAAATTCTTCTTCAGTTGTTTTCTTATTTACTCTCACTACATCCCATTCTTTTGCTTTATCTAATTCATCTTTTGTTAATCCACTATAAATTAAATTGTCGTGTGCATGGCCAGGTAACTTTGTCCAATCTCTAAAGTAACAAGGTGTAGAATAACCAAAACCACTATGATATATCTCGTGCATAATACCGTGGTCAACAGCAACTAATACATCTGGTGTCCAATCACGGTATATGGCATTACATCCATACATTGTAAAATATAATGATAACTTATCAAGGTCTAAACCTTTTCTACTATTTCCGTTGCCTAAACAAATAACCCTTTGATCCCTACTTGCCATTGACAAATACCTCTTTCATAATTAACTTACACTGTGTTTGATTGTAACTCATAAATGGTTTTAATTTAATAATTTTATTTTCCCAATGAGGCCAAACAACTCGTTCTTTAATTTCTTTATTCCAATTCTTACAATACGATAAGATATTATCCAACACGACTGCCGTCTGTATTCTGATTTTTTTCTGAAGCAATAATCGTAGAAGTCGTGGATGTTGGCCGTTGTGTACGAGTAGACCACCATCAAAAGAAATACCAGAAGTGCCAAAGTCATCAGCAAGGAATACACAGTCACTTCTAAAATTGTATTCAAAAGCCTCTTTGACTTTTCTATATTCCAAGTAAACTTCCTTACCATCATTTCTTAATAAACTCCCAACCCATTTCTTACTATCTGCCAAGAAGTTAGATACAAAAAAATCTAGTATGTTATCTTTACTATACATTGTACTTAACTTATGAAAAAAGTACCTGTCGTTTCTTTTTGTAAAGGTATCTAACTTACAATTTACCTTACCACCATATTTATAGTAGTCATATGTATCGGTAGTAAAATGGAGTTTGACTGCCATATATATTTTAAATACATCAAATCCACCATACATTATACAGGCAGTACTCCAGTCTTTGGTAAGAAATTTAACTTTTGTGCTTCCATTTCTATTTTTTGTTTTAATGTTTTACTGATTAATGGTTTTACCGTACCAACATCAATATCATTTTCTTCACAATACCATATGATTGCATCCATATATGTTAAATCTCTTTTTTCTCTTATTATTTTTTCTATTTCTAAACTAAATTCTTTACTATTCATTTTTATCCTGCATCTAAAACTATTGTGGGTGGCTTCACGCTAGCTTCACCACCCTGCCAATTGACATTCTCATTATATCACTATATTGAATTTGAGTCAAGTGCTGATGATTGTAAATACTTCATTATATGCTCTGGTGTAGAGACAGTATAAGGGTCATCATCATCGCTGAAGTCATTAAATCCTGGTTCTTCAAAACATTGTTCTACTCTACCATCATTAATTACAGCTGAATACCTCCAACTTCTCATACCAAAACCTTGTTTAGGTTTGTTTACCAACATACCCATTGATCTCGTAAACGTACCACATCCATCTGGTATCATTTTGACATTCTTTATACCTAAATCTCTAGCCCAAGCATTCATTACAAATGCATCATTCACAGAGATACAATAAACATCATCTATACCTTGATCTTTGAATTGTTGATACATTGCATCATAACTTGGTAGTTCTTGTCCTGAACAGGTTGGTGTAAAGGCGCCAGGCAAACTAAACAATACTACCTTCTTACCTTTAAATAATTCATCAGTGGAAACATCTTTCCATTCCCCACCAATAAACGTACAACCACCTTTTTCTTCTGAAT